AGAGGTTATATCAAAGTCGGGGCAAAATTGGTACGACTACTACAACGTGGCTCAGTACTACGACAACGACATCTTCTATCGCGATACAACCACGGTCATGTACTTTAACTACAAGACCACTAAGAAGATTGTCTATAAGAAGAAGGTAGACGGAGACAACAAGCGAGTCATTGAGAAGGATGACCAATTCAATCCACCTGAAGAAATGATGCAGGATGGAAAGTTTGAAAAGCTTGAGAAGACCATTGACGTGTGGTATGATGGTGTGATGGTTATGGGCACTAATATCCTTTTAAAGTGGGAGATGGCTGAGAATATGGTAAGACCAAAGTCTGCCTCACAGCATGCGTTGCCCAACTATGTAGCTTGCGCACCTCGAATGTATAAGGGTGTTATTGAGTCGCTGACTCGACGCATGATTCCATTTGCTGATTTAATTCAGATTACCCACCTTAAGCTACAGCAGGTAATATCTCGTACTGTACCTGATGGTGTATACATCGATGCTGATGGTTTAAATGAAGTAGACCTAGGGACAGGGAATGCTTACAATCCATCTGACGCTCTTCGCTTGTTCTTTCAAACGGGTAGCGTAATCGGACGTAGCTACACCCAAGAGGGAGAATACAACCAAGGTCGTGTTCCTATTCAACAGCTTACATCAAGCAGTGCCTCAGGCAAAGCTCAGATGCTAGTTCAAAATATGAATCACTACTTACAGATGATTCGTGACGTTACGGGCCTTAATGAAGCTCGTGATGGCTCTACGCCTGACCCTTACTCTTTGGTAGGGGTTCAGAAATTAGCAGCTCTTAATTCTAATACGGCCACTCGTCATATCCTTGACGCAAGCCTTTACATATTTAGAACTCTAGCCGAAGGTTTGACTTATCGCATAGGAGACATACTTGAGTATGCAGACTTTAAAGAAGAGTTTATTAATCAGATAGGAAAGTACAATGTGTCTGTCTTAAAGGACATGAATGACTTGTACATATATGATTTTGGAATCTTTATTGAGGTCACCCCTGATGAAGAACAGAAGGCTATGCTTGAGCAAAACATTCAGATGGCTCTTTCTAAAGGAGATATAAACCTTGAAGATGCTATTGATATACGAGAGATTAAAAACCTTAAGCTTGCCAATCAGTTCTTGAAGGTTAAAAGAATTTCTAAGCAAGAACGTGAAGAGCGCATGGCTATGCAGCAACAAGCAGTTCAAGCTCAGCAAAACTTACAATCTCAGCAGGCGGCACAGCAAGCTCAGATGGAAAAGATGCAGATGGAGTTGCAGGGCAAGATGCAGCTTAAGCAGGCAGAGATTGCTTTTGAAATAGAAAAGCAACAAGCTGAAGCTAAACTAAAGAGTCAGCTAATGGCTGAAGAGTTTAACTATCAAATGCAATTAAAAGATGTTCTTGAATCACAATTGCAATCAAGAGAGACTCAAAGAGAAGAAGCTAAGTCAGAGCGTATCAGTCAGCAGAATACGCAACAATCTAAATTAATAAATCAGCGAAAGAATAATTTACCCGCTATATCATTTGAATCTAACGAGGATAGCCTAGATGGTTTTGACTTGGCTGAATTCAGTCCACGATAAGTGTAATAAATTAATTACTTTCGTACAAATTAAATCTAATGGAAGGTATCACAGTTAAAGCAGTAGAGTTGCAAGAAGAGAAGTCTATTCAGGAAGTAGAAAATGAACTCCTTGAAGTTCACGAGGCTAAATACGTAGACTCTCCTGAGGGTGAAGAAAGTGGAATTGATAAGATTGACCTAAGGCAGGAGCCTGCGGTAGAGGCTGTTCAGGAAGAGGTAGTTGAAGAGCAGGTTGCTGAAGGAATTAAAGAGGAGGACTTAGTAAATGAAATTAAGTCTAGGTTAGGTATTGAGATTAATTCTCTTGAGGATTTAAAGGCTGCCCGTGAGGATAACGGAGAGATGGATGAAGAGATGGCTGCTTTCTTTAAATACAAAAAAGAAACAGGCAGAGGTATACAGGATTTTATGAAGCTAAATGAGGACTACTCATCACTTTCTAGTGAAGAAATGATAGCTGCTTATTTAAGAGAGACAGAGATGGAGGAGGGTATGGATGATGATGACCTTGAGGTTATGCTTCAAGATTATCTGTATGATGAAGAGTTAGATGACGAGGACTTCATTAAGAAGACTCGATTGAAACAAAAGAAAATAGTTGCTAAAGCAAAAAGCTATTTTGAAGAAGCTAAAGAGAAATACAAAATTCCTGCTGAGTCAGTTGGGGATTCTTCTCTTAACACCTCTGATGAATACCAAGCTTATAAGCAATATTTAGCTAATGCTAAAAACGAGCAGGACGAAATTAAACGTCGAAGAGATTGGTTTGTGGACAAAACAAATCAAGTGTTTAACCAAGAGTTCAAAGGTTTTGAATTCAACATTGGTGAACGTTCTTTAGTTTATTCCCCTGCGGATAAAGATGAGTTAAGAAAGTTGCAAGACTCTCCTATGCCGTGGATTCAAAAACACACGGATGAGCAGGGTCTTTTAACTAACGCTCATGATTACCACCGTTCTTTAGCAATGGCGATGAATCCCGAAAAATTTGCTGAGTTCTTTTATGAGCAAGGCAAAGCTGAAGCTGTGGATGACCTTATGAAGAAGACTAAGAATGTAAATATGTCTGACCGTTCGGTTCCCCAAGTTGCTGCTAGTAAAGGCGGGATGCAGGTAAGGGCCGTTTCTCAATCTTCGGGGAGAGGGCTAAAAATTCGTAGTTCTAAAAATAGAACATAACTTTTAAAAATTAGAAAATATGGCAGGTTCAGTAAATGGAACACCCACATTCGCACTACAACCTAGTGCAGAACAAGTAGCTCTTCAGAGCAACTACATTACAAATTTCGATTTCTTAAATCAGTATCTTCCTGATACTTATGAAAAGGAATTCGAACGATATGGCAATCGTACAATTGCTTCTTTCCTTCGTATGGTAGGTGCAGAGATGCCCTCTAACTCTGACCTCATCAAGTGGGCAGAGCAAGGTCGTCTCCACACCAAGTACGTTAACTGTGCATCTGACGGTGATGCAGCCGCTGATACGGCTACTATCACGGTTAGTGATACAATCCCCGGTGGAGGTGCTATCGCTATTCGCGTTGGTCAAACTGTTGTTATCTCTGATAACGCAGGTGGAGGCGAAAACAAGGCTATCGTAACTGCAGTAGATACTTCAGCAGGTACCTTTGATGTAGCTTACTACGAAGGAGGCGGTCAGGTAGGTGCATCGACTTTGACTCGTACTGTATTTATCTACGGTTCTGAGTTCCAAAAAGGAACAGCAGGAATGGGCGGTTCTTTGGAGTCTGATGACAACATCTTCGATAACTCTCCGATTATCATCAAGGACAAGTACGCAGTATCAGGTTCTGATATGGCGCAAATCGGATGGGTAGAAGTGACTACAGAAAACGGTGCAACAGGATACCTGTGGTACTTGAAGTCTGAGCACGAAACCCGTTTGCGTTTTGATGACTACTTGGAGACAGCTATGATTGAAGCAGTTCCTGCAGCAGCAGGTAGTGGTGTTGCCGCTATTGCAGCAGGTGTAACTTCAGGCGTAGGTAACAAGGGTTCTGAAGGTGTATTCTACGTTGTAAATGACCGAGGTAATGTTTACAATGGAGGAAACCCTGCTGTTCTTTCAGAGTGGGATACCATCATTGGCCGATTGGATAAGCAAGGAGCGATTGAAGAAAACGTAGTTTTCGTTGACCGTGACTTCGGATTCGATATCGATGATATGTTGGCCGCTCAGAACTCTTACGGAGCAGGTGGTACATCGTATGGTCTTTTTGACAACGATAAGGACATGGCTTTGAATCTCGGTTTCACAGGATTCCGTCGAGGCTATGACTTCTACAAGTCAGATTGGAAGTACTTGAATGACCCAACAATGCGTGGTGGTCTCCCAACAGGAGCAGGTTCAGGTCGTATTAACGGCTTGTTGGTTCCTGCAGGTTCTACTTCAGTGTATGACCAAATCTTAGGTAAGAACGCTAAGCGACCTTTCCTCCATGTCCGCTATCGTGCTTCAGAGACTGAAGACCGTCGATATAAGACTTGGATTACAGGTTCAGCAGGAGGAGCTTCTAACTCATCTTTGGATGCTATGGAGGTACACTTCTTGTCAGAGCGAGCAGTTTGCACTTTGGGTGCTAACAACTTCTTTATCTTTGAGGAGTAATCTTTAGAAGGGGTGGGGTTTCAAACCCCCACCCCTTTTTTTTAATCAAATCAAATTCAATTAATTATGGCTAAGAATATTAAGCCCGTCGATAGGTTTTATCGACTTAAAACAAAGTCCACCCCCCTTTCTTATTTTGTTCCTTCATCAGGTAGTAAGCGAAGACCTTTACTTTATTGGGATGAAGAATCATCTACTAATAAAGTTTTGAGATACTCTCCGAATCAAAAGTCTATTTTTGAAGACGAGCAAGATTCTAATGTATTGCGAGCACCTATTGTATTTGAAGATGGTCAGCTTTTTGTTTCAAAAACAAACCCATTGCTTCAAGAGTTTCTTTCTGTTCACCCTTTAAACGGTAAGAAGTTTGAGGAGATTAATACAGAGAAAGAAGCATCAGATGAGGTTTACAATTTAAATCAAGAAGTGGATGCGCTAGTTGCGTGTCGCGAACTTGATATCGAGCAAGTAGAAAACATTATTCGTGTTGCATTTGGAATTGACCCTTCAACGCAAACCACTGCAGAGTTACGTAGAGACCTTTTGATTTTTTCAAAAAATAATCCTAAGGACTTCCTGTCAATTCTTAATGACCCAAATCTTTCATTGCAGTCTAATGTAAAGAGCTTCTTCTCTAATAAACTCTTGAGCTTCCGAAGAGATAAAAAAGAAGTTTGGTTTAATACACCAAGTAACAAAAAGAAGATGCTCACCATTCCTTTCGGAGAAGACCCTTACCATGTGTGTGAGCAATATTTCCTTACGGATGAAGGTGTAGAGTCTCTTAAGTCTCTAGAGAATTACATGACTGCGTAAGTCATTTCTTATATTGCAAGAGAAGAGAGGGAGCCAATCGGCTCCCTTTCTTTTTTATCTATCTTTGAAAAAAGCCTTTACCCATGATTAATTCGGTAAGAAACACAGTTCTTGCAATTCTAAATAAGAACAACTACGGCTATATCTCTCCTCAAGATTTTAATCTGTATGCCAAACAAGCTCAATTGGACTTGTTTGATGAGTACTTTTCAGATTACAACAACGCGATTAATGATGAGAATCGCAGGACCTCAGGGACAGAGTATGCCAATATGAGCAAGCAAATTATTGAGGTCATTGATTATTTTTCAGTTACGCGAAATTTGCCACACAACACAGGCAATCAATTTTACCTGCCTTCCACCCAACAAGGGGCTTCTTCCACGGGAGATGATTTTTACTTACTGAACAAGGTTCTTTGTTATGATACTTCAACAACCCCTAGAACGTTTACGGGCGAGGCTGAAGCAGTAACTCATAGTAAGATTACTCTTTTAAACAATTCTTTGTTGACAGCACCCGACAATACGTATCCCGCATACGTTCTTGAGGGGGCATTTCTCAATGTATTCCCCATTACTTTCAATGCCCTGACCGCAGTAGAGGCTCAGTATATTAGGTATCCATTTGCTCCTAAATGGACATTTACTAATGTAACGGGAGGAGAACCTATTTTTGATAGTAGTCAATCTGATTACCAAGATTTTGAGTTATCGGTTGATGATGAGTATATCTTAGTAAATAAGATTCTTCAGATGGCGGGCATGGAAATTAGAGAAACTTCTGTAGTTCAGTATGCTACTGCTCAAGAAACAATTAATAATGCAGAATAATTATGGCTTATATAACTGATTATCAATACTATGAGAACGGAGGCGCAGACCCCAAAAACAAAAATTGGGGTTCTTATCAGTATATAAGCTTAGCTGATATTGTCACCAACTTCTTGTTGATGTACAGCGGAAACCATTCGTTGGTAAATAACGATGAGCGTTATAAGATTCTTTTTCATGCAAAGCGTGGTATCCAAGAGCTTAATTACGATGCTTTAAAAGAGATAAAAGTATTGGAGCTAAGTGTGTGTCAAACATTACGATATGTCCTACCTCCTGACTACGTTAATTGGGTTCGTATGTCTCTTTACAAAGACGGTGTCTTGCGTCCCATGAGTGAAAACATTCAGACCAATTGGAGTGACGCTTACCTTCAAGATAACGAGTGTAATATTCTTTTTGATATCAATGGAAATATTGCTCGACCTGAGTTCTCTGATATTGACTACGACAGGATTACGAATCAAAAAAAGAGCATATACCTAAACAGTAACAATCCTCAGTTTGATGGCATGGAGGGTTACAATGTAGATGGTGGTTGGTGGTTTGACTATCAGATTGGGGCGCGTTATGGATTGAACACCGAAACGGCTAATGCCAATCCCACGTTTAGCATGAACAAGAAGGCGGGCGTGATTAATTTCAGTTCCGATATGAACGGAGAGCTTTGTATTCTTGAGTATGTTTCAGACGGTATGGAAGCCGGTGTAAACTCAGAGATTAGCCTCAACAAGATGTTTGAGGAATATATATACGCCTATATTCAATACTCTATCTTAGATGCAAAATTTGGTGTTCAAGAATATGTTGTCAATCGAGCACGAAAAAAGAAAGCAGCCTTGTTGCGAAACGCTAAGATTCGAATGAGCAGTATTGACCCCGGTAAATTGCTAATGAACCTGCGAGGGCAGGATAAGTGGATAAAGTAATATGGCTACTACAACTAGAAATTTCTTGAAGGGGCGTATGAATAAGGCACTTGATAAGCGTCTTGTTCCTGACGGAGAATACACTGATGCGTTAAATATCCGTTTAGGCTCAACTTCTGAAAGTGACATAGGTAGTATTGAAAACTCAGAAGGAAACACTAGGCTTGTTGAGCTTGAGTATAATGGCGTTCAATTGAACCAAGCCAAATGCCTTGGCTCTTTTGAGGATGGCGCAAACGAAACTATTTATTGGTTTATTTCTCAACCAACTTTATTTGGTCCTTCACCTACAGCTAAAATTGATTTAATTGTATCATACAATGCTCTTAATGGAACAATTACCTATCATGTAGTAAGTACTTCAGACCCTGAAGTACCGGGACAAACTTCTCTGAATTTTAATCCGAATTATTTAATTACGGGAATTAATTTAGTAGACGACCTTTTATTTTTTACAGATAATTTTAATCCACCTCGTAGGATTAATATTAAAAAAAGCTATCCTCTTCCTAGCGGCACCTACGTGGATGATGCTCTCTTAAAGAATGACATACTTGTTATAAAGGCACCGCCTGTTAACTCCCCATCTATCCTTCCTTTAACTATAGGTGGTGAAGAAAACTTTTTGGAAGAGAGGTTTATTTGTTTTGCTTATAGGTATCGATATGAGGACAATGAATATTCAGCCACCTCCTCTTGGTCTGCCCCAAGCTTTATACCCAATGCTTTTCAATTAAGCAGTGAGTCATACCTAAATGAGGGTATGGTAAACTCTACTAATAGCTGTCAGATTACATTTAATTCAGGTGATAATTTAGTGAAAGGAATTGACCTGTTGTTTAAAGAGATAGGGAACAACACCATTAAGGTCATTGAGAAACTTGACAAGTCTACTCAGGGGTACGCCAACAATACAGATTATCAATATTCATTCACTAACAGTAAAATATATACTGTGCTTCCAAGTGAAGAAATTTTAAGGACATATGATAATGTTCCTTTATTGGCTAAGGCTCAAACTATGATGGGAAACCGTCTAATGATGGGTAATTATGTAGAGGGTTGGGACTTAGTAGATTTAAATAATTCTCCTTTACAATTAAACTATCAAACTCTAGAGGTAAGGAATGATATTGGATTATCTGATTTAACTTCTCTTACAGGCGGAGGCAACTATACTTTTGGAAGTACTGTTACGGTCCCTAATTCTATACTAGCTGTAGACCTAACCGCTGCGGCTAATGACTTGGTCACAGGGTCTTCGATTAGCTTCACAATAACACTTAATCATTCTTCATTTGCATTGGGGACAGGTGCTACTACCGTTCCTACAGAAACTACACAGGGGGTAGAGGTTACATTCCTTTATGTTTTAACACAGAACTTTAACACCATAACCGACCTTTTTAATTCAGATGATTTTCAATCATCCATTGGTACAGCCGCAAATATCGAGGGTGATTACTCTACATTTTGTGACGGTGTTACGTTTACAGACCTTGTTAACTGCGCACTAAGGGGGCAACTTACGGGTGGCACCCCAACCCCTATGCTTAAATACAAGTCGGGTATATCAGCAATAGGTGAGCCTATATCAGCTACACACGTAGCAGGCACTAATGCTATATCGTTTCAGTTCCCTGCAATGCAATATGTAAACTCTCAAACTAGCCCTACCGCTAGTATTTATGAGTATTACAGCGTTGAAGTTGTTGACCTTGCTTTTCAAAAAGTATCATCCCCTACTAGCTTGCATAGCAATAGGGGTTATGAGATAGGAATGGTATATATGGATGAGTTTAGTAGGGCAACCACAGCACTAACTAGTCTTAATAACACAGCCTTCTTTTCGTGCGCAGACTCTCTTACGCAAAACAAGATTCAGGTAACTATTCCTGTATCTCAAGTAGCTCCTTATTTTGCTACACGTTACAAGTTTGTGATTAAGCCTGATGCCGAAACTTACGATACCATTTACTCAAGTCTTTACTTTTACGACCCTGTTACAGCACACACATACTTTCTAGTTGAAGGCGAAAATGCAGCTAAATCTGAAGAAGGTACTCGGTTGATTGTAAAGCGTGATGTTAACGGCCCTCTTCCTGAGTGTGTTTATGCAACGGTACTTGATAAGACGGTAGAGCAGGCTGATTTTATTCTTGACACCGACACTAATTTTAAAGTTCCTTCAGGCGTTTATTTGAAGATGAAGGCTAATGATTTTAATGCTACTTTAAGTGCAGACGCTGTTATCGCTCCCGGCCTTGTGCAAACCATTGAAAATAATTCAGGTGATTACCCGATATTGGTTTATGAGGGGTTAAGTGGAGCTGCAAATTCTTCAGGAAATTATACTACATACAGTATTCCTACAGGTAGTCGGATTAGCTTTAAATTTAAGTTTATCCGTAAGGGAACCGGAGATGGAGACAATAATTGTGAAAGAAGGATATATGAAATTGAAAAATCTTTTACCGCCTCACAGGACTATGCTGACATTATAGCTTGGTGGGAAGGGGATAACATTCAAAGTTCTTTAAATGACGGTACATCGCAAGTAGGAGACCCTGACGCTTGTGAGATTGATAACGTCTACGTTTCTCCTCCTGTTGTAAGCAACGCTTCTCAGGTAACATATGGACTCAGTCCTTCCCTGTGCACTAATTTCTATCGGTGGTATAGAAACCCTGACACCAATGAAATAAGATTTATTGTTTCAGGAACTCGTGCGTGTGGCTCAAGTACTAAAAAAGAATCAAGAGTTAGAGTAAGATTTGAGGTAGTAAGAGCGGAAAACCTAATTGCTTTTGAAACAGAGCCTACTGATGCTTCTCCTGATATTTGGTATGAAAGCTCAGAAACATTTGCTGTTGACGCTTTAGGAAATCATAGTGGCAATGTTACTAATCAAGACATATCTAATGATGTAAGTGGGGTTGTTACAACAAATTTCTTTAATTGTTTTTCGTTTGGTAATGGAGTTGAAAGCTATAAGGTTAGGGATTCTTTAGAGGGGAGACCATTGGCTTTGGGCAATCGGGTGACATCTGTCAGTGCTCAAGACTACAAGGAAGCCCATAGGAGTTCTGACATTACATACAGTGGAATCTACAATAACGAGAGTAACGTCAACAAGCTTAACGAGTTTAACATTGGGCTTTTAAATTTTAAACCATTAGAAGAATCCTTCGGCCCTATCCAAATCCTTTATGGGCGTGAGACAGACATCTTAACTTTACAAGAAGACAAGATATCTTATGTTCTTACAGGAAAGAATCTTCTTTCAGACAGCACAGGAGGTGGCTCAGTATCTTCTGTCCCTGAGGTTCTTGGGACTCAGATTGCTCGTGTAGAAGAATATGGCATTAGCAACAACCCTGAAAGCTTTGTTCGGTATGGGCTGAACTCATTCTTTACTGACGCAAAACGCGGTGCTGTTATTAACCTAATGGGTAATGGACCTCAAGAACAGCTTAATGTAATTTCAGAACAAGGGATGAGGTCATGGTTTAGAGACCTATTCATATCTAATTTTAATACTCAAAAGATTGGAGGGTATGACCCGTATATGAATGAATATGTCTTAGCTAATAAGACAACGTTATTACCTACAGAAGAAGAGTGTTCTCAGTGTGGATTCAATAAAATCATTACAATTAAGCAAGGTGCTTCACCTCTTGCTTTTTGTGTAGATACAACTAGAGTTGCGGGAGTTATTACTGTATCGTTTATTCTTCCAACTGACCCGGTAACGACTCTTGTATTTGGCGTTGATGGCACGGGATATGGGCCGTTTACTGCTACAGGTAACTTTACTTATTCTCAAGGAGCTACTACAAATAAGAGTGATTTTATCATTTATAATAGCGGAAGCTCTGACGCAGTGTTTAGCCTTGTTGTATCATGCCCTGCTCCCAACGACTTGAATGTAGTTCAGGTAACAGTAGGGGACAACGTAGATGCAGGCAAAACCATTACTAATCAGTATCATTGGGTAGAAGCGAGTACTTATGTAGCTCCACTTCAAAGTCAGCAAATTAAAATGGCTGCAGGCACAGCCTCACCGCTAGTGTCGAATTACACCTCCGTGGTTTCTCCGCAAGGAACAGGCTCATCCCCCACGAACAGCTCAGTATTAACTATTGCATCGAACAGGACAAATACCGATAACCTTGCATATAACTTGACTTATAATAAATTCAGGTGGTTAGCAAGTGATACGGCATATACTAATACACCTACTGATATTGCTTCATTGATTGCCGCAGCAACTGTAGTTTCTCCTACCCAATCAAATCCTCAGCTGTTTGAAGGCACCATAACAATGCCTGCTGATTTAGATACATATACCTATCTGTATCTTGTTTGGGACTACAGGGTTCCTGTAATTTCTTCTTTGTGCTACTCAGGGTCAACTGCTTCAGATGCATGCTGTAGCTGCTCTTGTAGCGACAGCACTGAGATTAAAGTGACAAATGGAGGAGCATCTCAGCAATTAACTTTTAAGTACTCCGATTGTAACCGTGCTCAACAGTTTGTTACTCTTGCTCCATCAGGGTCTACTACGGTTTGCAGCGATAGTAACAATGTTTCGTTTGTATCAGGAGTTTTTGCAGACCTAATACAAGAAAGAATTTCATGTGACTGCTGTCCATAATAATAATTGAATTCATGGGAAATATTGCGAACTATATTTTAAACGGCCCTTCATTAGAATCATCAACAGGATTGACTACCGCTGCAGGTGGCCCTGCTCCTGATGGGTTTTACTCTGATGGGGTAACCGTTAGACAGCTACAAAATGGGGTGTTTGTTACAAGCAAAGTCCCTTGTGATTGCACTACAGCTTGCAGCACTTCACCTATAACTAGAAGCATCGGTTCTCAATCTGTAGATGTATATACCTTCAGCTTAGGCAGCAATTCAGGGGTTAGTAGGGTTCGGTTTTCACCCGGAAGCACACCCGATGGAATAAAGATAACTGAAGGGACTAGCGGTAATGCGCCTAAATGGGCAGGAACTGTTACTCCTTATATATACGCTGTTCCGGGAAATGTTATAGACCCCATTTTTCTAGGAAACACAGCAAACACTATTTTCCCTCCTTACTCTTATAATAACATCCCTGAGCAAACATATTTTGGAGGCACCTATACTGCCACAGGGAATGACTTTGATATTACTGTTCCCACTGCAAACGTAAAGCTTTCTACAAATGCAAATCCGGGAGAGCTAGTGTCAATCATTTCAGCTACATCCAATACTGAATTGACTATAGAGGCTTTTAGATTAAGTAACCTTTCAGGGTATGACTTAACAGTAGAATGCCCTTATGTAATACCTGACACCTATAGATTCCTTAGCTCAAGCGTATCCGCAACTACGCAAGGTTGCGGAAGTACTCCTGTTTTTCCTGATGCAAACTATCTAGTAAGTATTCGTACCCCACAGGTTCCTGTAATTCAAGTCGGTGACTATTTATTTCTAGATAATTTAGGAACTAGCTTTATGGCAGATGGGTATTACCTTATTAAAGGTCCGGGTATCAGTACTCAAGAGTATTCGGTTCAGTTGGAAAGTGGGATTGTAGTTTCAAGTTATGCGTGCCCTTAATTTAAAATTATGCCTGTAAATAATCAGAACTATACTTTAACGTTTAGCCCCGGCTATCAAGGGTGGGTTTCGTTTTATTCATATGAACCTGAAATGATTCAGCATATGAATCAGTACCTGTATACTTTTTTAAATGGAAACTTGTACAGGCATAATACCAATGCTACTCGTAACGAGTATTACGGAGTAGCTTATCCTTCAAAGGTTACCACGGTTTTGAATCAAGAGCCTATGGTAAATAAGATTTTTAAAACTCTATCTTATGAAGGTAACGAACCATGGGGAGCAACTTTAACAAGCGACCTGCAGACTACAGGATTTATTGACTCATCTTATTTTGTACAGAAGGAATCAGATTGGTTTTCATTTGTAAGAAACTCAGGAACTACGCCTGCTGACGCTGCGCAGGAGTATCCTTTGCGTTCTGTCAATGGTATTGGCAATACAATTGGTGCGATTACGATAGGAAACAATGTGACATTTAGCTTTGCTTTAACGACAGATATCGGAAGCATTATAAGTATTGGGGACTCTATTTACTTTGGAGTACCCGTAGTAGCCCCTGCTACGCTTACCCCTATTTACTCAGGCACAGTGACGACTATCACCGTAAACCTTGCTGCGGGTCAAAACATAATTCAGTATGCCTTAGATACTGCAGGTGGGGGTGTAGCTCCTCCTTCGGGAGTAGACGTGTTCTACGCCATGTTTGTAAAGAATCAAGTTGCAGAGTCTAAAGGCATCCTAGGTCACTATGGAGAGCTAACTTTGACAAACTCTTTGACTACACACGTAGAGCTTTTTGCTGTTAAATCAGAAGCAATGACTTCTTTCCCCTGAACTGATTATCTTTGAAATTGTGAGCGAGCTTCAGACTATATTAAAACAACCCAATGCAACAGTAGATTCTCTACTATATCACGTTTATAAAGAACGCGGTCTTTTATGGGAGGACATTGCTAGGTTTAGTGAAGAACTGCAAAAGATTTCAGGTGTTGTAGTTCATCATACAGAGGAAATGAAGGAGCAGTTTCCCACCACTCATCACTTAAAAGATGGACTATACACAAGGGAGGTATTGATGCCTAAGGATTCTTTGGTTGTGAGCTTTATTCATAAGCAAGACCACCCTTCGTTTTTTTTAAAAGGAAGTATGTCTATCCTGTTGGATGATGGACATGTTAAACATATTAAAGCCCCGCTTACTGTCTTTACTGAGACAGGCACACAGCGTGTGGCTTACATGCACGAAGACTGTGTTTGGGCTTGCGTGTATAAGACTGATGCCGAAACTGTTGAAGAGGCTGAAAAGGAAGTATATACTACCGATTATAAGGAGTTGCCTGAACACATCATCTTTAAACAACAATTGTTATGTCAGGAATAGTAGCAGGAATTAATGCAGGAATTGCTTTGACTACCATGGGTATCTCAGCAGCTCAAAAAAATAAAGCCGAAAAGAATGCTGCTCAAGCGGAGCGTGCAGCCTCAAAAGCTATGAATGAAGCTCGTCAAAAACTTGATGTGAATTTTCAAGAAGGGCGAACCATTAGTAGAGACCCCTATACCATGGCTATAGAGCAGTCTTTAGCACAGGGTGCGGCTTCTGTGCAAGCTGCTCAAGAATCAGAAAGAGGAATCGGTCAGATAGGTAGAATTCAAATGGCTCAAAATCAAATGGCTGAGGAGCAGCGTGTTGGTTTAGGCCAAGAACTTCAGCAGCTTGACAAGGATATTCTCGGTGAAGAAAGCCGTCTGCGAGATGTGAAAACTCAGATTGACTTACAAGAAGCTGCAGGTGCGCAGGAAGCTGCCGCCATGTATGACGAGCAGGCAGCAGCCGCTAAAGCCGCTATGATTCAGAGCGGTGTTGATTTAGCGGCAGCAGGTGCTTCCGCTATTCCTCTTTATTCGCAGAACAATAAAGCACAGCAACAGGCTATATCAGGTATGCAGTTTGATGCGGGTCAAGCTAAGCAATTTGGTACAGCCACAGGGTTTACGCCTACAGGGGTTAAAAGCACAGCAGGTGTAATAGACTTTGGTGTAAACACGGGAGGTAATTTTTCTGCTGTAGGAGACATGAGCGGACGAGATTTTCGACAGTTCAAGCGTAACCTTACTCCGGCTCAAAAGAATCAAATCATGTTTGACCCTGCATATATGAACCAATACAACTCTTTTACAGGAGGCAATTAATAGTGAGATATGGCTAAGACATTTTATAAGTATGCGGAGCGAAGTGCGGAATCTCAGATTAATTGGAATGAGGTTGGCCGTCAGATGTCTGATGTGGTTAACGAGGAAGCTCGTATCCGTCAGGAAAAGAAGGCGGCTATTGATGACGGCATTAAAGATTTTAATGAGTACATCAATAACCAACCTCTTGGTGACCACCAAGGGTTTAATGATTGGACCACTCAGTTCTCTACTGATACAGCGGAATATGCCCTTCAGGTAGAAAGGCTTTTGAAGTCAGGACAGATGAATGTCAGGGACTACACAAATATCCGAGCCAATCTACAGCAAGGAACTACTGAAGCGTTTGAGTTTGGAAAGGAGTTTAATACCAAGTACGCTGAATTGCAAAAGCGTATGGAGGTAGACCCTGAAACAGGGCTTCCTCAAGCTCAAGCACTAGAGGAATACATGATGAATTCTACGCGTGGTCTTGGAAACTTTAGCTCTTCCCGCTTATGGATTAATCCTACTGATGGAAAGGTTCTCCTTGGGAAAAAAGACATGGTAGATTCTGAGGATGGTTTAGGAATTACCGCAAGGATGCAAGAGAATCCGGGAGCGTATGCCCCTGTAAATGAGCTTCGCAATAGACTCAATGCTAAGTACGATATTTACGATATAAATAAATCTACTGACACCATTGCTGCTTCATTAGGTACTCGTATAGATGCAATCATGGCGGGTGGAGTTAAGGAGCGAGAGAATCCATTGGCGCAACCTGCTATTGTGAGTGCTATATCTGATGCTGTTAACGGTCAGCTTGCTTCGCCTACTAACGTAACATCCGTACTAACCAATACCCTTAGGTTAAACCCTGATGGTGATGGTCTTTATGAATTTACTCAAGACCCTAAGCTCGCTGCTAAAGACCCAAACTTAATCTTGATGGTTCCTAATCCAATGCAACCTTCTTCAGGGGCAATGGTACCTATGTTTGGAGTTGAAAATGAGGAGGCATATAAAGCGCAACTTCGAGACAGTGGATTAAGCAATGATGAAGTTGAAGCTTTGTTCGCCAATAGAGACGCTCAATATAAAGCCGCTGAGGACACAGTTAGAACTAGCGTAGAGTCTAAGCTTAACTTTAAAGAGACAGGCTATGAGGCTAGAGAGAAACGAGCGCAAACTGCGGATGAACGAAAGTCAGGGTCCGCTAAAAAGAAAGCAGAGGAAGCCGTTACAAGACTTGCTAGGTTGTGGGGTACCGAAATTCCTGAAAGCCGTTACTTCCCTGAAGGTCGAGAAAACGCGACTGACGAAGAGCTTCGTGCGTACAACGATGCAGTACAGCAGGAGTTCCAAGCTGCAGGTAACTTCTTGGCGGGCTTGAATGATGAGGTTCACTCGATTGCGTTCTCTGAGGACGGCTCTCAGATAATCATCAACGACAAAGATTCAAATGGTAACCCTATCCCTCGTACTCCAATCACGAAGGGTGATGACGTTGAGCTGTTTGTAGAGTCTGTCGTAAGCGCATTGTTACCTGACAACATCCGAAACGCTGCTGATGTAGAAGCTATGTTGAACGCTTCAGGCATAGTACCTAAATTAACGCGACACAGTCAAACTACGGGAGAAAAGCCGTTTGGATTTGATGACCCTGCTCCTGCTCCTGAAGCTCAGAAGCTTACCATGAATGATACTGTTGATGATGGTTTCGGAGAAAAAATCTCCCTAATCAATCTTGCTAAGGAGTCAGCTCCACAGGAACAGGGTGATGAAACGGCTACATCATTAGCCACTATGAATGCCTTTGATTCATTCCTTAAAACAGCAGGCATCGCAAATGCACAGGCAACTAATGGAGTTGTTGAGATTGAAAGCGGGCGGAGTTACACGCGCAACACCGACCAACCATACGTAAACTTAGGAATTCCTAATGTTATGGAGCCTGCCATTAAGTTCCCTGCAAACTTAACTGAAGCTCAATGGCTTGCTGTAAATAATATTATTATAGACGAAAGAGCAAAAGGGAATCAGATTACTGCCAATATGTTTGCTAACTTAGGGCTTGAGAATTTTAATGAACTTCAAGCTATTACCACGGGTGGTGGTGGCCCTTTAGATTAATATATCTAGCATGAACGAAAACTTACAAAAGCTTTATGATACCCTCACAGAGCAGGGTCTTTACACGAAGACATTTGAGGAGTTTGTAGCCAAGTATGAAGGTAATATTAACGGGCAAGAAAAAATATTTGATGAGGTCGCCAAGCGAGGGCTTTACACCAAGACTCGCGAAGAGTTTAAGGGTAAGTATTTCCCTCCTGTAGTAGAGGAAGCTGTAAAAAAAAAAGACGAGCCTACGGACTCGCAATTGGACAGTGGTTTATCGGGGCGGTCCGCACTTACGATTGACGATATCAATGCTACTGAAGAGCTTCCTGAGGCAGCTCCTGAGCAGCCTGACTTTAGTTCTTACGGAGACCAAGAAAAGCCACTCAATGAGCAGGCTTTTCTTGGTGCGCTAACAGCAGAGCCTGAGCTTGACCCGTTCAGTGAGGAGGGTATCCTAGCTGCCCGAAAAAAAGGGTTCGAACGTGCAACTAAAGTCAAGGCTGAAGAAGCCAAGAAAGATGCAGACTTAGCAGAGCAAGAGTTAATAAAGAGGCACGAGGGATTTTACAAATCAGCCGATGATATGGCTGATTCTTTTGTTACCCCTGAGCTTATATCAAAGAACGAGGAGGAGGTAGTAAGGGATATGTCCGAGAAATTTGGACAATACGGATTTAACTTTATTGAGAAGGGAGTGGGTGATGCCATGACGGTATACAACCACGACCAAAGCGCAAGCATTGACATTGACCTTGACCCATTTACAGATGAGGGTAAGCAGCAAGAGTCAGCCAAGCTAAGGGACTTTATCAAGTCTCACTATTATAAAGAAGGGCAGAGTGAGGAAGAAGTAAACGAGGCTAACTATGCAACGCAGGCAATGCGTGCAAAGAAGATGCGACCTGTTGCCTTGCGTAATGAAGACGGCAGTGAGTCTACCCACCTGATGATGTCCTTTGAGGAAGATGGTGTATTTAAGGTAGCTCCTACTTTGTTTCCTAGGGAAGGTTTTGAAACCAACCTAAACTCTGACACATGGAAAGAGCTGTCACCTGATGAAGCTATTGAGGAGGCACGTAAGCGGGGTGAGGTATTTACTTTTGCTACCGAAGAGGAAGCCAATGATTTTGCGGAGGGCGGATGGAAGACAGTGAGCACTGTAGACGTAGAGGCAGAATCTTTTTTCAATGAGCGCGGCAAAAACTATCATGCATTTCAACAAGCACGTCAGCGTTACGATGCCTTGTTAGACGAGAAAGAATTTTTGGAAGAAGCAAACTCAGAAGGAGTTGGCTACGACGACTTAACTGAAAAAGAAAAGGAGTTGTATGGTAAGTACTTTGATGAGGACGGTAGGATAGATAACTCACAAGCTGAAATAGCCATACAAGAAAAAAGTATGGACGCTGAGGCCCTTGTGGATATTATTGGCGACGACGAGCTGCTGAGTGTTGAAGAGGACCTAGATGTATACTTAGAAGGGGAGCGACAACAGAAAGCTCAGAAAGCTGCTAAGATTAATCAAGCTGCCTTAGCTGCAGCTGAGGTTATAAACGAAGAGAGCGTTCGTGTTTTAGGTGTTGGCATTCCTGACCTTGCTGATTTTGTACCCAAGACAACTAGGGAGCAAGAGGTTTATAACAATATTGTTGGAGAGGTCCTTGATGTTTTAAAGACCAAGGAGGACGCTGCTGTTCAGTATGAGCTTTCTAATCTATACATGAACGCTAAGCACAACAAAAATGTTCAGAAGGAATTTGTAGAAAACCTTGAGGGGTTTAACTCCGAGGTGAGTAACGGATTGGCTACAGGTAATGCAGCTGAAATACTTTTGAAGATGAGTCCTGTGGGGCAAGCCCTAGGGGGTATTGATATGGATGACGATGCTGCGGTGGCTAAAGCTGTAGCTGACATGATAGCTATTGAGGAGGGTAAAGACGGTAGGTTAGCGCGGGGATTAACTCGATTTAATAATGCCCGTACCAATGCCGAGATGTATAGAGCATTGAGAAACGACCCTGCTGAAGTAGCTATGCAATGGATGGG